AAGTAGATTAAATCAATTAAGAGCTAATAAAATACAAGCAGGAACAACTTCAGCATTATCAAGTGAAGGTAACCTTGCAGTTTACGATAGTGGTAATCCTTATATATCTTTCCATACTGGTACTGCACGAACTGCATATATTCAAGAACTTTCTGGAAGATTCTATTTTGGTGAAGTTCCTTATACAGAATCCGAAGGATCCTTCCGTGCACCACTATTTTATGATACCAATGATACTAATTATTATTTGGACCCTCACAGTACTAGTAACTTAAATACTGTTGGTGTAAGTAAGCTACTGATAGACGGTAAGCAAGTACTTGATATGACAAATAACAATACAGAAAGAGGGCCATGGAATCCTATTGCTACTTCTCTTAGACATTCTGGCCGACAACTATATGGAGACGAAGACTTTTCAGATGGTAATAACAGTGTTAATGTATATAATAATGCTGGTGGTGGTGTAGTTACACATACGCGTGAAGATGCAACTACAAACTCAGGCGGAAATGCACCTAATTCTTCTGGAAAGGTAATAAGAATTAATCATAATGGTGGAACATCATCTCCAGGGTTTGGTGGATTCTATCAGACTATTCCTGCAGAAGATAATCATACCTTTGTGCAAATTTTCCAAGCTAAATTACCAGTAGGTAAGACTTTATATATTGCGGAAAACGCTCAAGGAAGTAACGCAACTTCATACTTCCTTACAAATACTGCTGGTACTGGTAAATGGGAATGGTATGTTCGAGTATCACATTGTGGAGATTCTGGATCATTCTCTGGAGGTGGTCATATATATGTAGGAGGTGGTTCTGGAAACTTTAATTGGTATCTTGCAAGTTGTACTTGTTACGACGTAACAGAAAGTCATCAACTATTTAATAGACAATTTATAGCTGCTATGGACATGAGAGCTCCAATCTTCTATGATTCAAATGACACAAATTATTATACAGATCCACATGGTACAAGTCAGTTAAACTCTTTAAATATTAATAGCGTTCTAAATGTTAATGAAAATGTCACACTTGCAAACAGCGGAAATGGCCGTGGTGTATTTGTAAGATATAATGCTACAAATTCTTATAGAGGATATTTCGATTGGAGAACTTTACAATTAGGTAATAACGGTGCAAATAATGTATTATTTGGAAATACTTCTACTGGAGGTTATGGAAGATTCTATACAAATGCTACGGCAATAAATCAAACAGGTGGTGTTTCAGGTAATCATGTAATGACAATGGCCTCCGATGGATCTATAACCAGTCATTATAACCATAGAGCTCCCATCTATTATGATAGTGCTGATACTACATACTATGAGGATCCTGCTTCTTCAAGAGTTTTAAAAGGTCTTACACATTTAAGACCTGGGCATTCAAGTAGCCATAATGAAACATTAAGGATTGGACGACATGATGATTTATATCGCTATCATTCAATTTTTTCAACTAATAGTTCTACCAGCTCAATATTAGAATTTAAGCTGCACGACGGTGGTAATTCTTCATCACAAACAGGTGCTTTATCGATTCGTCAGAATCTTTCAAGTACAGGCGATATGGGAACACTTATTCATACTGGTACTCGACTTGGCTTTGATGAAAGTGGTACAAGATCATGGACAATAAAAGCAACGGGTGGTGGACTTAATATCTATAGTGGTGATGGAGCTGGGCAGCTTGTAAGTACTATAACTGGCGGATTTAGAGCACCAATATTTTATGATACTGGAAACACTGGATTTTTTGTAAATCCAGCTGGATCAACAAAAATTGAAGAGCTCAATGTATTTGGTGGAAATAATCAAAGTACAAATGATGGTACTATATATGTACAAAAGACAAACAATAACGATTGGTTACTAAAAGCTGAAGGATCAGGTGGTGGAACCGAATATGGTATAACAGTAAGAATGCCAGGTTCTCACACCTATTCTTATCAAGCAACCAACGCCGGTACTGAATATTATAGAGTTGGAACCGATATGGTACTTCATAATGCAAGTATTAGGTCTCCAATTTTCTATGATTCTAACAATACTGCTTATTATTTAGATGCATCATCAACTGGAACATCATTAAATGTTGCAGGTAATGCAATCATTCCAGGTTATGCAAGTATTGCTGGCACAGTATTAAAGAATGGTGATACAGCAAGCTTTAGTAGTATTAATAACGATGATTGGGTTACAGTTTGCGATTTCACTGGATCGCGTAAAGCTGATATTATAGAAATATACGAAAATGAAAGTAGTAGACACAATTATGTAAAACTTGAAGTATCTTGGTCTTATGGACAAGGATCAATACAAGTTCTTAATGGTGTAAGGCATGGTAATCACACTATGCTAAAAGTTCGTTTGTTATATAATACGGCTGATAGAACTTATGGTACTGGTAAACTGCAGGTTTACATGTACAATTGGTCTACTTCATATACGCTCAGAATAAAACAAACTGGATTTGGTAAAACTAACTGGGGTAAAGCAACAGTAAAAACTTCGGCCGAACAAGGCACACCAAGCGGTTATACTGAACACGAAGATTCGATAATGAATATTATTGAAGATCCAAATGGTTCATTTGGTTCTACTGGTAGAATTACATCTGGAATGGGAATAGACATTTATAATGGCTCTCCTATAAAATTCCATACAGCTGCAGGAGATGGAACTTCCACAGAAAGAGGATTTATTGATGCTCAAGAAGGTGGGCATTTAAGAATTGCAACATCAGGCGGAGAAAATATAATATTCCAGGACGGTGGACTTGGTGGTACAACTAACTTATCATTACTTGGTTCTGGTGAAATGGTCAAAGAGGCCACTGAAAGATTCACTATTAAATCGCACTCCAACGGATGGGAAGGTGGAATGCGAATGTATGCCCAAAACGGTAGTACTATATTCCAAATTCATCCAGATAATAATGGTCAAATGTATGCTGATAGAAATTGGTTTTTTTCAGATAACGTTAGAACTCCTATATTATATGATAGTGGCGATACTGCTTATTATGTACAACCTGGCGATACAGCTATTTCGGCCAAATTTAGACAACATGTAACTATTGGTGATGGTAATAATATAACAAACGATGGTGGTTGGGGTGCGAGATTAAATCTAACTGATAGTGTTCATTCCAAAATAGAAATTAGTCAAGATGCCAACTCTATAAAATCTGAGTGGCATGTTCATACTGGTGTTGATGCAGCAAGATTTGGTACATCAACAAATCACCACCTTGAATTACGAACAAGTGGTACAACAAGATTTAAATTAGATAAAGATGGTGGCACAACTAATACTGGTAATTTAGTTGTTACTAGTGGTGATGTACAGTCAAATAGATATGACGATGAAGGTGGCACTTTCTTATTTAAGTCAGGTTCCGGCTCTGGAAGAACCCGCCACTTAAACTTAGCGGATACTAGTAGCGACCCTGCAAGTGTGTCAGATAGCGATAATCCAACTGGAATAAGCTGGGGTCAAAGAAGCGATAACAACGGCTATTATATGCTGGGTCTAAAAGGCTCGTATTCAAACGGATTAAGTACACACTCTAGGCTTGCTGTTGCATGGCATACCGGTGTAGAAATTGGTGGTAATGCAAATTATGGTGGTACAAGATTTTTCTCTGATTCACCATACGTAACTACAAACGAAATTATGTCAGTTGGTAAAGGCGATACAAATGTTCGCGTTATCAATAACTTATATGCTAAGGCTTTTTATGATATTGATAGTAGTTCATATTATTTAAACCCTGCCAGTACTTCGTTCCTTGATTCAATTAGTGTAAAGGTTGGAGCTGAAAACACAGGTGGTGCTAACTCGAGTACAGTAGGTCTCATCATGAGATATGGTGGCTCAAATTATAACAATAATACTTGGGCTCATAAATTCCATAAGCACGATCACGGCGGTGGTGTTCCCCTGTATTTATCAGAAACAATAGGTACAGGTGCTTGGTCTGGAATGCAGAGATGGGGTAGTTACTCTGGTGATAATTATAAAAATGTGTTCTTCTCTGCTTTAAAAGTAGTAGGTAGTGTCGACGCAGATGCATTTTATGATAGAAATGATACTCAGTATATGATGGATCTATCAACAAACAATAATTCCCTTGTTATGAGAGGTACTATTCATGTAGGCCCTGAAGGTAACTTAGGATTAGGACACTTAACGCATCCTAAAAGAGTAATTCCTGGAGCAGCCGCAGCATGGTCTGGAAGTGGTACGACTACTGGCCAGATTGTTATTGATTTACCAGGTACACTGTCTAACTATGATATGTTATACTTTGAAGTTGATGTATATGAGTACAGTGCTAAAAATGCTACTAAGATTATCGTAGGTGGACATAACTGGAACTCAGGCGCTAATGGTAATACAGGTACGCAGATGTGGCATAACGTTGGTGTAAAAGTTATTGGTGATATGGACAAACCAATCTACTTTGGTTGGAGAAATAATGGGTCAGTAAATAAAAGAGTTATGGTCATTGGATCTCCTACTTCTAGCTGGTCTTATGGAACGGTTCGTGTATCAAGTGTATCAGGAGCAGATGATTTTTATGTTGGTGCTATTGACTATACGGGTGATTGGGCTGTAACACAAAGTACGAGCTCATCAGTATTTACTAAAAGCCCAACAACAGATTTTAATAGTACTGGTGGAAAAACTTTAAAAACACACGGTAGAATGCAAGCTTATGGTTATCAAGGAAATGGTAACGTAGGCGGAACTGGAGAAGCTTCCTGGCATCCAAGTGGTATTTATTCTAATGGAACAAACTGGTTATATGGCCAGATAGTCATGAATAATAACATTATTTCTGGCTGTAGAAGAATTGAGGTTGGAGCAGATAACTCTGAATCTCATATTCTAAGAAGAAACAATAGTAGTAACACAGAAATTAGAACACATGCTACTGGTGCTGCATCTGGCTTGCTTGTCAGAAACGGCTCTGATCAATTTAGATTCCAGTTATATGGCGATGGAAGTAACTATGGTTTCTTAGATGGAGTCTGGGCAAGTTGGGATCTTCGAAAGGCTACAAATGGAGCTATGTATCTTAATGGTGATACCACATATTATTTACAGCCTGAAAGTACTTCTAATATGAATGCTGCAAAATTTGCCGGTGATGTTGCTATTAATAACGGTTCACCAGAACTTTATTTCGGTACGACCGGTAACCACTATAATTGGAGATTAGCGGCACAGGAAAATGTAAATCATGCATTTGAGATATCTGTTGGTAGCCAAGATACTAATTATGCTAATGATACCTATACAACAAAGTTTCATATTAACAATACAGGAGATGGAACCTTTGCTGGTAACGTAACAGCCTACTCAGACGAAAGACTGAAAGAGAATATTGAAACACTAGATGGCTCAAAGGTTTATGATATGAGAGGCGTTAGCTTTGAGAAAGAAGGTACTAAAGGAAGCGGTGTGATAGCACAAGAATTAGAAAAAATAGCGCCTGAACTTGTACAAACTGCAGAGGATGAAATAGGAACTAAATCTGTAGCTTATGGAAACTTAGTAGGATATTTAATTGAAGCTGTTAAAGATCTAAAAGCTGAAGTTGACGATTTAAAAGAACAACTAAAGAATAAATAGTTATAAATAGATATAGAGGAATTAACCTCATGCGCAATTTATTAGGAGAATAAAATGGCAATCACATATACTTGGGAAGTAACTTCCCTAAAAACTAAGGCAGAAGGCGATAATGCTGATGCTGTAATCCAAACTTATTGGAAAAAAACTGGCACAGACGATGATGGAAACGTAGGTTCATTCAGTGGAGCTACTCCATTTACTTCGGTGGATGCAGATCCATTTGTAGCGTTTGCTGACTTAACCGAAGCTGATGTACTAGGTTGGATTCAAGGCGTTGTTGTTGACGATTATGAAGTACACGTTAATGGTGTAATTCAACAACAAATCGATGCTATTGTAACACCCGTTACAGAACCTGATTTGCCTTGGGCTGAATAGAGGACTAAGAAATGGCTAAACCTAATTCGAGACAAACATTAATCGACTATTGCTTGAGAGCTTTAGGCGCTCCTGTAGTTGAAATAAATGTTGACGACGATCAGGTTGAAGATAGAGTCGATGAGGCTTTACAGTTCTATCAGCACTATCACGCCGATTCTATCGAAAAAGTATTTTTAAAACATCAGGTAACGCAAACTGATATTACTAACGGATATATTACTATACCAGATTTAGTAACGGATGTCGTTCAAGTTTTTCCGATTAGAGATGGATTAGGAAGCGGCATGTTTGATGTACAATACCAAATGCATTTGAATGATATGTATTCACTTGGCTATATGGGATCTCTAGTAGAATACGAGATGGCTCAGCAATGGCTATCAATGTTAGATTTACTAGTAGATTCGGACGAAAAACATATTAGCTTTGACAGACATAAAAATCAACTGCGCGTTGATATGGATTGGTCGGTTGAAGTTATAGCTGACGAATATCTTATTATTGAGTGTTATAGAATACTAGATCCAAATACTTATACAGATGTCTATAATGACTACTTCTTAAAACGTTATCTTACTGCATTAATCAAAATGCAGTGGGGTGTGAATCTTTCTAAATTTGAGGGAATGGTAATGCCTGGTGGCGTTACTTTTAACGGACGACAAATATTAGAAGATGCTAAGGAAGAAATAGAAAAATTAAATGAAGAAGTCAGATTAAACTGGGAACAACCAGTTGACTTCTATACGGGGTAAAATATGCCACGAAGTGTATATTTCTCTCAGGCAGTAAAGTCAGAACAAAATTTATATGAAGATTTAATTATTGAATCTCTTAAAATTTTCGGCCAGGACGTATATTACATTCCTAGGACTTTAGTATCTAGAGACGACATACTAGGCGAAGATAGAGCATCTAAATTTGACGATGCTTATCTCATAGAAGCTTATATTGAAAACACCGATGGATTTGAAGGTGCCGGCGATCTGTATCAAAAATTTGGCTTAGAAATTAGAGACGAAGCAACTTTTGTAATTTCTAGAAGGCAGTGGCAAAATCTCGTAGGTATATGGAACAATGCAGTAAACTCTAATAAGCCTCAAGAAGGTGATTTAATATTTCTACCAATGTCTAATTCATTCTTTGAAATATCTTTTGTTGAAGATGAACAGCCGTTTTATCAATTATCCAATCTTCCTGTTTATAAAATGCAGTGTAGCCTGTTTGAATATAATGAAGAAGACTTTGAAACGGGTGTTGATGCAATTGATGTTGTTCAAGGTCAACAGTCATATCAGGTTGGTATGAAAGTTTCCACTTCTAACAATAATCACTTTATACAAGGTGAAACTGTTACACAGGTTATTAGCACAAATCCAGCAGTAAGCGTTTATGGCGAAATACAAACAGTAACAAAGCTTTCAGATATTGCAACTCAAATTTCTGTATCTAATATCGGAGTGGCTGGAAGCACTGATGCGAAAGACTTTTTGGTATCTAATGCACTAGGCATTGTCGGATCTAAGTCTAATATTACATGCCATATTATTGATATTAATAATGTTGCTGATGCTGAAGCTTTCCCGAGTGACGATCAAGCTGAAAACTATGCATTTGAAGTAGAAGCTGATGGATTCTTAGACTTTACCGAAACTAATCCGTTTGGCGACGCGTCGGAGACATACTAATGTTTGGAAATCACTTTTACCACGCAACAACACGAAAAGCAGTAGCTTTATTTGGTACTATATTTAATAACATTAGCGTTATTAGGCAGGACGGTTCTGGTAATGTATTAAACCAGATCAAAGTTCCTTTAGCGTACGGACCTAAACAAAAATTCTTATCTAGGCTAGATACGCCGACTGGCCAGGATGCGACAATGGCCATTAAGTTGCCTAGAATGGGATTTGAAATAACTTCTATGGATATTGATTCCACCCAGAAGTTGGCAAAGAGAAATCAAATAGTAGAAAATCACGCGACTGATTCTACTAAAAAGAAAACAATTAAACAAGCCGTAGCATATAATATTAATATGTCGCTATTTGCTATGGCTAAGAATCAAGATGACGGTTTGCAGATCATGGAACAAATACTTCCGTATTTTCAGCCCGAATACACAGTAACAATTAACCCAGTGTCTGGTTTTGATTATAAGCAGGATGTTCCTATTATATTAAACGCTGTTACTATACAAGATGATTACGAGGGTGATTTTCAAACTCGTAGAGCATTAATATACCAATTTGACTTTGTAATGAAAATGAAGTACTTTGGGCCGACAGCAGATCAAGGCGTTATTAGAGAAATTAACTTAGACTTTAATGCAGATCCGGGTGGCGCAAACATATTAGAGAATATGGATTTTACTATTTCGCCTGGCAGTGCAGATGAGGATGATAACTATACTGTTACTGTAAGTATAACATAGGTACATTATGGATAAATTAGAAAAAATGCAGGAAAGCCTGAATAAGAACTTGCCTGAGAAAAAAGTCAAAAAAACTGAATTGACCACTACACAAAAAGAGGTCAAAGATGATTATGAATTTTCTAGAAAAACATATAAAGATCTCATTGAAACTGGTGTGAGATCCCTTGACGTACTTGCGGAACTTGCAAGGGAATCAGAACATCCTAGGGCTTTTGAAGTATTGTCTAAAGCAATTAAAGATATTGGTGACGTAACCGATAAGCTTATGGATTTACAAAAAAGCAATAGAGACCTTAACGACGAAAACAAGGGTAAGAAAGAAGTAACAAACAATAATTTATTTGTAGGAAGTACTACAGATTTGCAAAGATTGTTTATGAAGCACGACAAAGAAAATAAAGATAAGAAGATTATAGATGCCACGCCCGAAGAATGAACATGAAGGCTATCTAGGAAATCCTAATGTAAAAAAGGATGGAGTAGAGAGTCAATTTAGTGAAGATGAGATCAAGGAATACAGACAATGTATGATGGATCCTGGTTATTTTGCTATTAACTATTTAAAGGTCATATCTTTGGACGATGGTTTAGTTCCGTTTAATTTGTATCCATATCAGAAAAACATGTTTAATCATTTTAATGATAATCGTTTTTCAGTAGTTCTGGCTTGTAGACAGTCTGGTAAATCGATTTCTGCAGTGGCGTATCTTTTATGGTATGCGTGTTTTCATCCTGAGAAGACGATCGCGATATTAGCAAACAAAGGAGCTACCGCTAGAGAAATGCTAGCTCGTATTACTCTTATGTTAGAAAATTTGCCATTCTTCTTACAGCCTGGATGTAAAGCACTAAATAAAGGC